GTTTTTTCTAGGATACCTATAGGATACCAACGCGAAGTATTCTGGGGTAAATGACTCCTCCTTCCTCCGTTATAAATGCGAGATCTAAAGATGAGTACATCCGAGGTTTTAAATTTCCTAAACGAAAATTCTGGTGCCTTGACCGTTTTATTCACAGGGGTTGTTACTATTTCAACTGTTGTTTATTCCATCCTGACAGGAAAACTGGTTTCTGAAACAACAAAGATGAGGCAAGTACAGACAGAACCGAAGATAGAAGTAACTATAAAGTCTTTTGATAACGCAATAAATATCGTTCGGCTACATATCAGGAACATTGGTCTTGGGCCAGCCATCAACGTTACATTTAATCTTAAAGTTATCTCTGGTGGGCAAATTGCCCAAGTTCTCGTTGACGAATTTACAAAATCAAATTTTTTAAATATAGGATTGAAATATTTCGGCCCCGGACAAGAGCGTTACTCCCACTACACTCAACTGACCCAGCAATACAATGAAAAGATTGAGTCTGTTTTGGCTATAGAGATCTCATATCAGAGCACAACTGGAGTTAAGTATATAGAACAGTCAATAATCGATATGTCTGAGCTTAAAGGTGCTTATCAGCTAGGAACACCAAATCTCTACTCAATGGCAAAAAGCCTCGAAAAAATTCAGAAAGACATATCTAAAATCGCCAGTGAACACAAGAAAATTAGTGCTCATATTTACACGGCAAAAGATCGTCAAATAGAGAAAGATGATCTAAAAGTGCATTTACAACAGAGCCAAGACGAGCACAGGTAATAAATACGTTTGGAAATATATATTAGGCTGCTGTGAACGAGTCATTACTCGTAGATAAAAGCCTCCAATCTTATTTATGTGTCATATGGCTAACCATAGTTGATGTTGACTATGTCTAACTCCTTGATTTTTGCGATAGCCCAAAAATGGGCTATCGGTATCATTGCTGATCTTCTGTATATATTCCTGCCGAGATAACAGCGCCGCCAATCTCGCGTTGACCATAACCAATCGGTACCGGATTGCCTTGAGCGGTGGTATTGACTGGGCCACCAAATGCATAACTCGGTTTATTATCTGAATCTTGTCGCATACGTAGCCCAGCCTGTTGGGGGGATAGCATTTGGATAACGCCGCCGAGTGCAAGGGACGCGCCAGCCATCCCCAACCCGCCCGCCGTGAGTCCAGCGGCAGCCAATCCAGCAGCAGGCGTAAAGATAGCAGCAGCGATCAACGCGGCACCGAGTATCGTTTGGAATAGGCCAGCGCGTTTACTGCCAATAAGCACCGGAACCAAATGAATATCATCAGTGCCGTTTGTCAGTTCTAGCTCATCCTCTTTGATATTTCGTTTTCCAACAAATACCGCAAAAGTTAACCCGCGCTTGTGTGCTGCCAGCATGTAATGCTCAAAATTGGGTAACAGGTTTTTTGCTGCGCTGATCATCTTTGGCGCGTTGTGCGCACGATATTTAAACTCTTTGCCAAATTGTGCAATGAGTGGCCCATGAAAACGCAGTGTACGAATAGGAACGTCAATAAATGCCATAGTATAGCCCTAGGTTTACAGTGCAATATCAGTGTCAGTGATGAACAAAAAACAAGCGCATTCATCACTGAAAAAATAATAATAACGATAATTCAAACAGTTACACTGGTGGTGATGGATGATCAAAATCCAAAAATGAGGCGTTTTCCGCGAGGTCGCCGCCCCGTGGCAACGCCCCCTCGCGGGAGTACCTTTTTGATTTATGCCCCGCTAGACTTAACCAGACCTCGATAATCTAAGGCGGCTACACCTGCATCAATTCGAACTTTGTACGCCACACCATCTACAGTGAAGCCCTCTTGTTGTTCTAGGTATGGGGTATCCATTCCATCCAGATAGGCAACCTCTACCGTGTCCGATCCCTGAGCCGCCATCACATACCACTCCTTGTTGTTATGCTTATCAAGGCGAGGCTCAACAATGATCTGTCCCATGTTATTTGCAGGGTTACGCACACCAGAGTTCGGCGCGTTAGTTGTGGATGTAGAGAGAATGGTTTGTAAGGTTTGGGCCTCAAGCGCAGCAGGTACAAGAATAAATGCGGGGACAACATTTAAAGTATTACCCTGCTCGTCCTCCTGTAAACGCATAGCAGCTCGCGCATTCACCATACCTGCAAAATCAGGAGCGCCGGCTATCAAGTTCTTATGGATATCATCAAACAGCGGATTATTATCTGTGAACTTCACATTACTAGTAAGGATTGCGTACACCAGATCACCAACCGTACGCGCTGCTGCTCTGCCCATTGCTTGAGGGATTGTGGTTAGCTGCTGTAAATCATCGTTAATGATGGCTTGACGAGTAATCGAAAAAATATTGCCATAGGTCGCCAGTGCGATTGGCACCCCTTTATCATCTGTTGTCACATATTTGTATTCAGCGCCCTCAGAGACTTTATCTAGCGTTTTAAAGCCATTTAGCCCAACCCGCTTGGCTTCACGGAAGTTTGGAAGATTGCCTGATTTAGTCCATTGTTGGAAAGTCTCAGCGCTATCCTGCCATCCCTTTAAGACTGACGTTTCAGCTCCACCAGCAAGGATATGGCCAAAGTCACTGGAGCTATGAGTGAAAGCTAAACCAACAATCTGATTTCGGCTACCAAGAGATGAAATACCTACACCACGTTCGACCAGTGATGCCTTAGCCATCTCAAATAAACTCATTGTGTTATATGGGTTATCTTTCGATGCTTCACAGTGACCAATCCTTGCATTTAACGCATTACGGATACCATCTCCAGTAAAGTTGCCATTACCTGCATGAATGTGACCGGCATTCGTACTTTTTTGTGATGGCGTGGCATTTTTACCCATCAATGCTAGTAGTCTGTCTTTCGCCTGATCGATAGTGCACCCCGCATCTTCAACGCACTCTGTTTGCAATCCATGATGCTTACCGCCAAACATCGCAAATAGATCTTTAATACCATTAATGCGTAGCTGCTCAGTGCTGTGTTGAGTTGTCACCGTTCCTTTTGGTGTTGTGATCATCCCTTTAATCCCATTTGGCATATGTACAAAATCCTCAATTCGTTTCGACTCCATACGAGCCATTGCATTAAGAGCTGGTAATAACTCATCAGCAAAACCTTGCTCCACACATTCACGACCGTTTAGCCATGTTTCCCCCTCCAACATTGAGGACAATTCATCGGTTGATTTTCCGGTTTTGGATGCATAGGCAGGAATGAGTACCCCCTCAACCTTGTCTAAAAGATCAGCGTAGTCGCGCATTTCATTGGCATTACCGCCAGATATCCCCCATGGTTTGTGAATCATCATCATCGCATTTTCAGGCATCACAACTTTGTCACCAGCCATAGCAATGACTGAAGCCATAGAGGCTGCGAGGCCATCGATGTAAACCGTGATTTGAGCAGGATGTTTGTTTAGAAGGTTGTAAATGGCGATCCCGTCGAAAACGTCACCGCCTGGTGAGTGGATATGCAGATCTATCTGGTTCACCTGACCCACTGCTGAGAGCTCGTCAGAGAACTGCTTAGCCGTAATACCCCACATACCGATTTCGTCATAAATCCTGATATCGGCTGAGCCACTAGATTTGGCTTGGATTGAGTACCATGCTTTCATTCAGCACCATCCAGCCACTGATTAACAGCAAAGCGCACTAGCATGGGACCACCAACTAAAGGCTTATCAGGGTGCTCTTTCAACTGTCTAATTCGGTATTGCTTGATACGCTGCATCGTTGCAGCGTCCAAGTAAACTGAAGCGCCCTTTACTTCCCCTAGATTTAAAGAATGTTGCTCGTTGTCCATCATTTACCCCATATCGATAGAACTGATTAGAGATAGAGTATTGATCGATATAATAGATATGTAAATCCATTTTCCATCTAAAAAATAGATACATCAATTTATGAGAATGAAAAAAGGGCTGTGATAGCCCTTTGAGTGGTAGTGATAAAAACGAAATAAAATTAGAAAAAATAAAATTATATGGTTTAACTGTTCACCTGTTCACCCTTGTTAATTTAATAAACAAAATCATTAAGTTAAGTGGTGAATACTTTAAGTTTAAGTGTTCATAACTGTTCACCCAACCCTTCACCAAAACATGAAAAAGATGAAAAAGATGAACAGTATGAACACTTGGTGAATAGTTAGTTATAAACTGTTCACCCTTAATTACTTGTTTAATATGTATTTTTTACAAAGGTGAACAGTGTGAACAGTTTCCTCTATAATTTTAAAAAATTGAGTCCTTAGTTATCTTGCTTGGCTTCACCTGTTGCCGCTGGCATCCACTCATTAGCCTCTTCCTTGATAGACATATTTGAGCGCATACCGTGCTTAGTTTTCTTCTTCTCATACTTAGCGCCATACTCAGCCATTGCCCCTGCCATATCAGTACCGAACCTTGTGAGTGATATGGGCTTAGTGAGCCCATTACCGCGCATGTAGGCTAAATAGGTATGGTAGAGATAGCGCCAAGGGTTAAACGGCATGATCTCCGCATTGCCTACTAACAAGCCGTTGCACTCTGCCGCTGCAGTCAGATAGCCACAAAAGTCCACCAGCGAATCCCCCTCGCGCTTAATGGTTAATGCTTCTTCTGATTTCTGCTGCTCATGCAAAAGCCGTTTAGCCTTTCCCTGATCGGTAAATAGTGCCAGTAGGTGTCTAATAATAACCGCCAGCTCACTCTCTATTTTTTCGGATAGTTGCGGATCACGTTCATTTTCCGGTACGACCTCAGAGAAATTGAAAATTACCCGTCTGCGACTGATCCCGCCGCTTCTGTCGCTAAAAGTCATGGCATTGTTATTGATGGCTAACACCACCGCGGGGATCTGCATTGAGTAAGGCGCTTTGTGTTTCGGATCTATAGCAACCTTATCACCGCCCGTTATCGCCTTTATCCCTGCTCCATCCCCCGCATAACGCGCCATATCAGGCATGATGATAAGTGAGAACCCCACCAGCAAAGCACGTTCGCGTGATTCCTCCAGCGCCTTCATATTGGCTGATACCGTGTTACCTTTCCCCGCCAGCAAGGTACACACCTCGGCAAAGACGCTTTTACCGCTGCCACCTGCCCCTGTAACCTCGAGGAAAAGCTGCCAGTCGTAGCGATTGGCCATCACCATATACAGCGCTGCCAGAACCCTATCTGCCTTTCTGGTGTTATTGGCCACCGAATGACTCAGCCAACGCCAGAAGTTGGGCGCATGGGTTGCCAGTGTTTCTCCCTCTGCAGGCTGGCTGAAATCGACGCTACTGGCGATAAGTAGCCAATCATCGCGGCGATGTGCGCGGAACGTCCCTAATTTGAGGTCAAACACACCATTGTTAAACCCGATAATATGGCGTGATGCTGTTCCCATCTGGGTTAGGCTCAGCTTCATCGTTTCTACCGTAGACTTAACGCCGGACTGTGAATAAGCGATCTCGGCATCATTGAAGATTGAAGCCATTTCACGCTGTAGATCTTTATCCGTTATCGGTTCCCATATCACACCGTTGTAATGGTGAACGGTGTCAGAATCCCCATGTATAGCCAGGTCACCGCCATAGTGCGCCAGTAGTACTTCCCCGCGCTGGCTGGCGCCCATCTGGTTTAATGCTGGAGTGGCTGCACCACCATGTACCTGAATAAACGGCATTGGGTTAGCACCTATATCCTGCAAGCGTGGTGTCCAATCCTCCACCAGCTCCCCCGCCTCGTTATAAAGTTGAGCCTGTTTGATTTTGGCCTTTGCCAGCTTCTGCAATATTTGGCTAATACGCGCCTGATCGATAATGCCAGCCTGATAGACACGGGCAAACATCCGGCCTCTGTCGATGATGTTCAGGTTTTCCAGTTCGCCTAGCTGCTGGTGGTCTAACACTATCGGCGGAACGGTGTCACCGTTGCTGTTCTTCACCTGATAAGCCTTAGCCATTTCCCATGCCTTAGAACCCGCGAAAATTACCGCCTCTGCACCTTTATCTTTTGGCAGGTGTTTTACATTTGGAGCGCTTTTCATGGCTTAGCCCTCCTGCTCATCGTGAATTTACCGATTGCAGGATGGTACCAGTACTTACTCCCGATCTTGCGCTTGGCCTTGCTTGTGATGATTTCCGCCGCCTCACGAAAACGGACTTCATTCACGATCATCTGTCCATTGTGACGGGCAGACACAACGCCACTAACACGCGCCAGCTCTTCCGCTTTGCTGGTGGATAAGCCATAAGCCCCCGCCAAAGTAGTGATATAGGCGTACCCTGCTGGTAGTCCTGCTTTCTGCTGTAATGTCTCTAATAGGTCTAGGCGGCTTTCTACAGAGTTGAGGCGCTCATACAGTGCGTTAAGTTCGGTCACAGTAATCATTGTTCACCCCTCCCCTGTGGTAATTCAGCATCATCTAAGGCAATGCAAAGGCAATCGGTCATCCAACCAGCTACATCAACTAACTTGCCTATTTCATGACTGGCCTCTTTACCCCTCTCGATCGCTAGATCATTAGCCATATCCATTAGCCCAGCGATACGTTGAGCCATTAGCAGCAAGTTTTGATCTGACTTATACGCATGTATGTGCTTAGCCATGATGAACCTCCCTGCCATCATCTACCGTTGTTAATGCCTTAGAAGCACGTTCAAGCGAACCATTAACAGCCTCGAGAGCGTTCTCTATATCAGCGTTATTAACACCCTCATTAATGATCAGATTGATGATCGCTTTTGTCTGACAGATTTCAGTGAGGACGACCTCTGCACGATTGAGTGAAAGCTTAACCATGGTTGGCCTCCAGTGCTTTAGTTGCGATTTCGGTAATCAAATCTACAATATCAAGGCCAAGCTGCCTCTCTGCCTCTGTTGCTGTTAGATAGCTAGCGGCAGTCGCTAATGCTTGAATCTTCTGGATAGCATTTAAAGCATCAAGTTCGGTTGCATCACACATGGCGCACCTCCTGAACTGGCAGACGTGCGGCAAATGAAAGGATGAAGTGCGGTGCCAAAATGCGACGGGCTTCATGCTCAGTAGTCGCTTCAACTGACAGGCGGCAAGGTTTGGCTTTTTTGTCGTGGCGGTTGAGCGCCAGAAAACGATACTGAAATTTAGGGTGAGTTTGGGTAGACTTAAAACAAGCCATGATCGTTACCTCATTAACGGTTTGGTCAGACGCCCTAGTTGTGCTCGTAACACTCTGGGGCGTTGCTTTTTTTACATACGCCGTGATAACGTACGTACATAATAAAATCCATACTAGAGGATTACGTACGTACATGTCAACAATCAGAAGAGACAAAACACCAAAAGGCGAAGGCCTATCGCCAACCTTCCAGATCCGTATCACACCTGAATTGCGCCAACAGTTAAACGAAGCAGCCAACCGAGAAGGTGTAAGCCTTGGTAACTGGTTAAAGGCATTGGCGCGTAAAGAGCTATTGAGGCAGGGCATCGAGCCAAAAGGCTGAACAGGTTTACTGCGGGGAATGCTGCCAACTGCCCCAAATATTTGGGTTAGCAGATGCAAAATATTTTGCAGATGATAATTTTCTATATCGCCAAGGGCGGAATTCCGCCTTTGATTCAGGCTACGACTTGCCTTGACGAACTGCGCCAACGGCGCGGTTAAAATTCCAGCATTACAAACTACGGGAAAAACACCGCCCAAAAATTTGGGAGATGTTGTATCTCCTAATATATAGCTGAGACAACCACCAGCTAGATGGAGCGATACCGGAAATCCGGTAACTGTCGAGTTATTCCCGTTGCTCAGATCTGAGCATCGCTTGACGTGATCGACCTGCGTGATAAGCTGGCTACGAATTTGATAAGCGTTTTGGCACTGGCGGCCCTGCAAGGCCGCTTTTGCTTTATTAGACATCTGCCACCTCACACCGTCTGAACTTGGCGGACAGAAGCTAGATAACTATCAAGGTCAGATTTGTAGTAGATAACCTTTTTCTTACCTACTTTGTAGAACGGTATCGAAACACGACCAGTGCAAGCCCAATTAGCGAGTGTTTGTGGACTAACCCCTAATTCAGCGGCAGCTTCTTTACGAGTAAGTTTAATTTCTTTAGTTCGAATAGTTTCCATAAGTATCACCGTGTATTGTTGGACAACATCGGTGATAAATATGAAATAATAAGTAACTACTGGATAGATACACAGCGCGTTATGACTATAGTAAAACGCGCATTG